GGTTTTTCGCGTCACGATTATTTTCTAGCGACAGAAAATTATCGATGGCTTCGTTTTTACTCAGGAAAAATTTATGAAAAAAACCGATACAACAAAAACAGCAAAAGAACTGGCAAATATATTAGATATATCAGATCGTAGAGTTCAGCAATTAAGCAAACTCGGCGTAATACCAAAGGTAGCAAGAGGTCGTTATCCGCTGATTCCTGCCATTCATGGCTACATCAAATATCTAAGAGAGTTATCTATTGAAGCAGATGCTCCATCAGATTTAAAAGATGCAAAGCTTAGAAGCGAAAAAGCGAGAGCAGAAATATTAGAACTGGAAGCAGCTGAGAAAGCATCCGAACTCGTACACAAAGATCATGTATCAAGAGTCTGGACATCCATCACTGGTTTAATAAAGGCGAAAGCATTAACGCTGCCAAGCAGAACCGGAGCTGATGTATATGCAGCAAGAGATCTAAATGAAGTAAGGGCAATACTCGAAAACGCCGTTCAAGAAATATTAATCGAGTTAAGTGAAACAGAGATTAACATAGATGATAGAAGTACCGACAGAGAACTCAGCAGAGATAACGCGGATAGCGTTGAGGAATCTCAGACCGCCGCCAAAATTGACGATCAGTCAATGGGCGGATAGCTATAGGTACTTAAGCTCGGAAGCGTCAGCTGAAGCTGGTAAGTGGAATACAGCAAGAGCAGAATATCAGCGAGAAATAATGGATAGCTTTTCTCGACCTGATGTTGAAGAAATAGTTATAATGAGTTCTTCGCAAATAGGTAAGACAGAACTCCTTATGAATATAATTGGGTTTCATATTCATTATGATCCATGCTCAATACTTTGTATTCAACCTACATTGCAGATGGCAGGAACATTCTCGAAGAATAGAATAGCGCCAATGATAAGAGATAGTGAAGCGCTAACAGAAAGAGTACAACCGGCAAGAAGTAGAGATAGTAATAATACTATATATGCTAAAAGTTTTACTGGTGGCTCGTTAGATTTAGTTGGATCTAACTCAGCTAGTTCAGTTAGTTCAAGACCAATACGAATACTCTTATGTGATGAGGTAGATAGATACAGCACTCAAGGAACAGTGGAGGGCGATATTATCTCTCTTGGCATGAGAAGAACGAGTAACTTTTATAATAGAAAAATAGCTTTAGTAAGTACGCCTACTGTTAAAGGTAGCAGCAGAATAGAAGAAGCTTACGAAGCATCAGATCAACGGAAGTATTATGTACCGTGCGGAGAGTGCGGACATTTTCAAATAATGGAGTGGAAGAATGTTTACTGGAATAAAGGAAAGACTCAAGACGCTGTATACACTTGTAGTGAGTGTGGTAGTGCATGGGATGACTCTCAAAGACTCGCTGCAATACGCAAAGGCGTTTGGAAAGCTGGTTCTAACTTTAATGGAACAGCTGGTTTTTGGATCAATGGCTTGTATAGCACTTTTACTTCACTTAGCGAAGCGGTCGATCTCTTTCTTAGTAGCAAAGATCTTCCGGAGAAATTAAAAGTCTTTACCAATACATTCCTCGCTGAGAGCTGGGAAGAAACTGGAGAAAAGATTAATGATTATCAGCTGAAAGAAAGAGCTGAAGATTACGATGGTGTACCTCGCGATGTTGTTTTAATAACAGCTGGAGTAGATGTACAAGATGATAGATTAGAAATAACTACTGCTGGATATACAAGGGATGAGCAAGTCTACATCCTAGACCATAAGATAATATATGGAGATCCATCAGGCACGGAATTATGGAGTGAGCTGGACACATTATTACTGGAGAAATATCCGCATCCAAGCGGTATTGATTTAGGAATTAAATCTACTTGCGTAGATAGCGGCGGACATCACACCAATAGTGTATATTCATTTTGTAAACAAAGGATGAGCCGCCGCGTTTATGCAATTAAAGGTGTAGGCGGTAAAGATAGAGCGATGGTTGGCAGACCATCTAAATCTAATATTGGTAGAGTTAATCTCTATCCTCTTGGTAGTGATACTTTAAAGAACCATGTTTACGGAAGATTAAATATAGAAGATGGAGCAGGAAGCATCCATTTTCCTAAACATTTAGACGACGAATACTTTGCGCAGCTAACAAGTGAGGAACGCGTAACTCGCTTTGTTAGAGGTGTAAAAAGATCTGAATGGGTAACAAAAAGAAAAAGAAATGAAGCGTGGGATTGCCTTTGTTATGCCTACGCAGCTTACGCCTTACTTAATGTTAATTTACGCATACTGCATGAGAAATTAAACCGTGCATCACAAGAAAAAAAAGAACCAGAAAAGAAAAAGCAGATGCGTCCTCTAAGACGCGGAAGTAAATGGATGGATATATAATGGCTTTAATAGTACAAGATAGAGTAAAAGAAACATCTACCACAACAGGCACTGGCACAATAACTTTAGCTGGAGCAGCTGATGGGTTTCAGTCATTTAGTGTAATTGGCAATGCCAACACTACATATTATTGTATTACAGATGGTAGCGGAAATAACGCTTGGGAAGTAGGTATAGGAACATGGGCTACAGGAAATACTCTTGCTCGAACAACTATACTAAGCTCCAGTAATTCCGGCAACGCTATTACTCTTGGTACTGGTACGCATAATGTGTTTACAACCTATCCTGCGGAACGATCTAGTTTTGCGACAGAGGGATTAAGATTACCTTTCACAGCAAGTGGAGCAATAACAGCAGGATCAGCAGTAGCTCGTAAATCCGATGGCACAATGGAAGATATTACAGAATCAACAAACACTACAATTAATCAAGCAACTGTTCATGCAGGATCAATGCAATTTGATAAAGGTTTTGCTTTAGATCAGAATACAAATACTTTCGTTGTTAAGTTTTATGATCCTGATAATTCTAGTTACACTTCTGTTTTATTAGGAACGATAGCTAGTGATGGATCGATTACTTTAGGTTCAAGACAAGTTATATGGTCAGTACAAGATTATTCACAAGGTAATGGTATAATTTATCACAGTTCAACAGGATCAGGTAATGGTCAAGATTTCACAGGATTTGTTTGGACTGCAAAGGAATATGGTGGTGGCTCTAGTGGGGCGCAAAGAATTGGTAAGTTCACTTTTAGTGGAACGACAATTACTGCTGTTGGTGGCGAAAGCAATTTAGATACTTGGAACAATTCTTCTTCTAATAATTGTATGGTTTCTGATCCTGATAAAAATATTGTTGCAACAGTAGTAGAGATGAACCAAGATAGTACAACGCAAGTTAAATTTTGTACTGCTATTCCTGATGGATCAAGTGGATGGACTAGTCAATCTGATTCAACTTTAACTACGGCGGGATCTTTACATCCCCAATCTATGTGGATGGTTTATGATCCAGACCTCTCACAGATTATACTTTTTGAACAACCTACAAATAACTATGTTACAGCATATAAATATATTGCAGGATCAACAAATTATTCAATAGATAGTGGTACGGAAGTGGCATTATATACTGGTGGAAACTCAGGTATCTATTGTGCTTATTATGATACTAACATTAATAAAACTGTTGCTGTTTATATTACAACTCAAATGAGAGCCTGTCATATTACATCAGGTGGAAGTGGAGTCACATTAACAAAGTCTAATGATGTTGAAATTGTAACAGGATTATCAAATGTTAATTCATATTGGTATTATGGACAGACTGGTCATTGTACCTTTGATGACACAAATAATTTTGGATATTTTTTATATCCAATGGATTCTTCAGCTTCTCCTTGCGATATTAAGGTTTCTAAAATTAATTCCGATCCGAGTAGTTTAAGTGTTGTATCTACAACAACTGTTGCCCCATCTAGTACATGGGGAGGGCATGACCAAAATATTCCTTATGCTAGAAATATCAGTCTTGATGGGGATGTGTTTCCGCTTCGTACATGGGATGCTAGTTATAATTATACCTCTAAAGCGGTTAATACGCAGACTGCAACCACAAGCAATGTAGCTAATTATTATGGTATAGCACAAAGTTCGGCATCAGATGGAGAAGAAGTCTTTGTAAATGTTGAGGGCAGTATATCAGAACAAACAGGGCTTACTCCATTAAGTAATTATTATGTTCAAGATGACGGCACAATAACAACTACATCAAGTTCTTATTATGCAGGACAAGCTCTTTCAGCTACGCAACTTTCTATGAAAGCAAACACCGCAGGAGGTGTTGGAAGTTTAACCCTAACTGCTTCTGGAGGTGTTACAGCAGGAGATCCAATATCTATTAAATCAGATGGCAAGGGAATTAAAACAGCAACAGGCACAAGCTCTACCGCTACAGCAGGAACACCTAGCATAGTTAACGCGGCTAATGCACAAGATATGAGTTCAATGACATACGCCAAAGATTTAGATATGTACATTTGTACTTGGAGAGGGGAGTATAATTATCCTAAAATTTGTTTAGCGACAATGGACAGTTCTGGTAACTTTACTTATGGAGCAACAGTTACAAATTCAGCAGGATCAATGGCGCCAAGTGCTTGTCAGGCATTTAATCATGATGGAGGTATATGTATCTCTTGGTTAATGAGTGAAAACACAGATCAAAAAGTTTTAACTTTTTCTGTATCAGGAACAACTTTAACTGAAGAACACGATCTACAAATAGAAAGTGGATCATGGAACACAGATGGTTATTCTGTTAGTTTATGTGAAAGATGGGATGGCACAGGAGCGGCAGGAACAGGATCAGGATCTTCTGGAGAGTATGATAACTTAGTTATCGTTTATAATTACTCTACAATATGGGGTACATCTTATGGAAAAATTAGAAAAATAGGTTATACAAGTTCTGGTAATATATGGAACGCTAATGTTGGAACAGCAGATAACTTTGCTTCTCAGAGTTTTGCATCAATATTTACTACTGCCTTTCAAAGCAATCTTCATTTAGCACTAGATACCGATACCAATATGATGATATTGGGTTATCGACCTAGCTTTACTGATTCAGGAGATATAACTGTTAGGCAATTCAATTCTACTTCTTCTTTAGCTTTATCAAATCAAGGAAGCGCACAGAACGGCACAAATCAAGCGGCAAGATATGCCATGTGTTATAATCAGGATATTAATAAAATTGTTATTGTAACCAGACGATCACAAGGAGAAGGTACTGATCCAAGTGGAGCTTATGGTTTTTATCTAACGCCAAATGCTAGTGGGGATATTACATGGGGTTCTGCACAAGTAAATGTACGATCAGCACAAGATAACATAAGACAAATGAATATGGTTTATTCTGATTTAGCGAAAAAAATGTACACAATGGATTATGTCGATTCTGGATCAGGAGCTTCATACGACAGAATATATCTTAACAGTTGGGATTATTCCGCAAGTTCATGTTCATCAGGAGCAGTTACATCAGGAACGAGTATTGGCACAGCAGGGAGCATTGAGTCAGGTGGAGTTTGTTATCATATGGGCTTTAATCCAACTACTAATATGGTCGGAGTGCTTTGGATTGATACAGGGGGAGCTACTGCTAGACCATATGCCAATGGTGGAGGTTATTCTGTTTTTGATTACAGTTCAGGTTATGTTGGAGCTTCACAAACAACAGCTTCAGATGGACAATCTATAACTGTTAATACAATAGGGAATACAGATGCAAATCAATCAGCTTTAACTATAGGCTCTAAAGTTTATTTAGATGCGGCTAATTCTACTTTTACATCTACTTCAACAGGCAACACAGAAGCAGGAATTGCTCTTTCAGCTACTAAATTCTTAATAAATAAATAGAGGAAACAATGGTACAGATTATAACATGGAATAAAGATGATACTCACATTGAAGCAACAGATCCACAAGGCATAGTACATGATTTAGTATATCATATGCGTAATGTTGTTATTTGGATGTTCCCTGATAATTATAATATTATTAGAGGAGATACAAAACCAAGCATGGCAGAAGTAAGAGATGAGAATAATAACCTTGTCGAGTACATAGGAGATATTCAAAAAGATAATACTTTTCATTATCAAAATGTATCAGAACCTCCATCCGCTTATGCAGGATATAAGTTCTGTTATACAGATGCAGATGGATGGTATTTAAAGCCACCAGACAGCGATCCCACAGGAGAATAGAATGGCAAAAATTATTACACAAAATAATCTAGTTTATTATTTGTTTGAAGATGACAAAGAAATAGAACGCAATGAAACTAATACAATTATTAATCCAAGTCTTGATGATAACGATTATCATAAGATTACTATTTGGGATATGAACACTAATAATTCAGATTTAATTGAAAACATAACTTATCCAGAAGAAGAATGGCATCCGCAAAAATACACATATACTGCGGAAGATGGATTTATATATAATGAGAATTGGATTGATCCAAGAACGATAGTAATAGAGCAACCAACTATACCAGAACAGGATTAAGCAATGGCTTATGGTTTTACTACTTACGCAGAAGATACTTTTTCTGCTACTGGTACAGTTGCAATTCCAGTTGAGGTTACTGCTGGTGTAGGATCTTTAAGTTTATCTGGTAAAAGCACTGTTATTGCAGCTGGAATAAATTTAACAGCTGGAGCAGGATCTTTAACATTATCTGGTAAATCAGTAACGGAAATTACCGGTGTAGTATTAACACCAAATACTGCTGCTTTATCATTAAGCGGAAAAGCAAATAATATATCTACTGGAGTTAATGTTACAGCTGCAACAGCTGCATTAAGTATATCTGGTAAAGCTGCTACTAATGTAATTGGAAACAATATTACAAGCGGTTTAGGAAGTCTTACTTTAAACACCTTTGCTCCTAATATAGAGGATGGCGATAGTATTCCTGTATTTGCTGGAACACTTACAATAAGCGGTAAGAGTGCTTCTATTATTGTTGGAGAAAATGCACAAGCAGGAGCAGGATCTTTAACTCTTGATGGCAAAAGCGCTGCTGCTAATACTGGAATAAATGAAACACCTAATGTAGTTGCTTTATCTATATCTGGTCAGTCAGCGACATCTAATAGCGGCGAGGTAGTTGAAGCAGGAACAGCAAGTCTAACTTTAAACACATTTACTCCATCATTTGATGTACCGGTAAATGTTACAGCTAATACTGCAACACTTACTATAGATGGGAAAGTTTGTACTTTAGATATTGGCATTAATCCTAATGCGAATAACGGTAGTTTAAATATTAATGGGAAATCAACAACAGCGGATATAGGAAATGTAATTCCGTTAGGTGTTGGATCACTTAGTTTAAGTGGTCAATCAGTTACTTTTAATGAAGATGAGTATGCTTATCCTGCAACTGCTTCACTTACTCTTACTGGTAAGCAAGTAACAATACAGGATGGAGATATAATTATTGCTGGTACTGGCAGTTTAACACTAGCCGGTAAATCAGCATCAATAGAAATTGAAGTGAATGTTACCGCAGGAAAAGGAACACTCACAATAACCGGTTACAGTGTATCGGTTGTAACGGATGCCGGAGGTAGTGGCGGTAAAATCTTGGTCAAAGATGACAGGGTTTTAATTGTCAATAATAACGGATCAACAATAGCAGCTTAAATTTAAGGAGATTAATTATGGCAGCAGGATCATGGACATTTTATAATGATTTTAAAGAACATCTAGCGAAAGCTGATGTTGATATGAACGGAGATAGTTTTAAGGCAGTATTATGCACGAGTGGTTATACACCATCCGCAGCTCATTCTACTTTATCAGATCTTACTAACTTATGTGCGGACTCGGATTACAGCCCTTTCACATTAACAAATAATGCAGTAACTGAAACTGGCGGTACGGTAACATTCGATACGGATGATATAAATTATGGAAGTTCAGTATCGATAACAGCTAAATACGCAGTGATCTATGATGACACACACGCATCAGACGCGCTTATGTGCTATGTAGATTTAGATACTGGCGGTGGATCTGTTTCAAGTACAAATAGTACATTCCAGATTACAATAAACGCTTCAGGAGTTTGGACACTTAGCGGTTAAGGAGTAGAGCAATGGTTAGATCCCCAAATACCGTTGCCTTACAATCTCAAGTTGATGCCACTAAAAGTTCAGCAGCGATACTTGATTACGCTTTTGATTGGTCAAGTGTTATTGCTTCTGGAGAAAGTATAACTGGAAGCACATGGGCAGTATCATCAACTGATTTGACTGTAGTTTCTGATAGTACCAGCGGTACTACTACTACAGCTTTTATCTCAGGTGGTAAGAACGGTTATTACTACGAATTAAAGAACACGATTACGACAGATCAGTCGCGTACTTTCGTTCGCGTATTTACTTTAGGAGTGCAATCAAAATGACAATAGGCGATTTAGGAAAAGAATATATTACAGTCGAACCGACAGAAGTCTATGCTGGCAGCACTTGGCGTTGGAAAAAAAG